CCACCCAAGGATTGCGAACGGCACTATGCGTCTTTTCTTCTATTAGGCCAGCCATCTAAACCACAACCCAGCGTCACATTGAGTTGTTTTGCACGATGATCGTGTGTACCGCGCCATTTGTCCGAATGCCGGCGGTTATCGCACGACGCACAAAGCACGCGAAGGTTATCCAAGATTAGCGCGAGATGCGGATGGGTGCGGACGGGTTGGATGTGGTCAACGCGGGATGTGCCGAGTTTGCGCACGGATGCGCCGCACTGCGTGCAGCGGTAGCCGTCGCGGCGCAGCGCGAGGCGGCGGGCGGTGCGCCACTGTGGGCTGCGGTAAAAGCGGTAAAGCGCGCTATCAACAATCTGGCCGAGTTTATCAAGCCGCGGCGTGCGGTATGCGCGATGTGCCTGCGTCATGAAAATGAAACCCTACATTCTCGCGGCCGTGCTGGCCGTCCTTCCGCTGGCCGCGCAGGCTGAAACGGCAACAGTGCGCTCGGCGTGCCTGCCGAAGCAGGGCTGGCAGATGTGCTATACCGTGGCCGAGACGGCGGCGACGGCGACCTGGGCGATGTGCTTCACCCGCGGCGCGGTGCAGCAGTGCCGCGGCGATCACGTCGATAAGAAAGATCCGAACGCCTCGGTTTCTGATGCGATCGAGAAGACGGCGCGCGAGATCGTGCTAGGGGAACCGCAGGGCGTCACGGTGGATACCCGCACCGGCGTCAAGGTTCTGCGTGGCCGCTAGAATGCCCCATAAATCCCATGCCGTGGCGCGTGGATGGTTGAAGGCATTTTCTGGTCCCCGACATAGGGTCACGCATTCAGGCCACTGTACGGGCTTTAAAACGGGTCCGCCCGCCGGGCTGCCAAGCCGTGGCGGACGGTGCGATCGAGTGACAACACTCGACAGATAAATTATTTCCTAAAAATTCCCGGAGATTGTCAAGCGGAAATGCTCGGCCAACACGCCGAGTGTGCCGAGCAACGTCCCTTTGGCGACCTCCTCGCGCAGCGGCTTGCCGCCCCAGCCTTCGCGTCTGGCCCATTCGGCGACGGTCATCTCGTTGCCCAGCACATGCCACGCGCAGGAGCCGCACGGGCTGCCCATGCCACCGCAGGCGCGGATAGCCTGCCACACCGAGTCGCGGGCACGCTCCACGGCGAGGGCGTTCACCGGCGCGCTGTAGCGCACGTCCCTCGCGAGGTCGGCGGCGCGCAGACCGTCGTGGTGCGCCAGGCGGAACAGCCGCTGAAACTGCTCGCCAGCCAGGAGCTGCGCCTGGCTGATGGCGCCGCGCTCGTAGAGGCGCTGCAGCGGCGTCTCGCAGACCCATGGCAGGCCGATACCGCCGTCCACGTCCGCCACGCTGTCGCGCGCCCGGCTGACGGCGCCGTGTTGCAGCCGCTCCGGCGTCGGCGACAGCAGCGCCATGCCGGCGGCGGCGGCGCGTTTGCTGAGGCGCGATGGCGGGCGGGATTTCATTCGGCGGCCTCGGCCGGCGGGTCGGGCGGCATGCGGCGGGCGATGTCGGCAACCAAGGCGGCGACGATCTCGCCGAGCGGACGCAGGCCTTGGTGTTGGGACCAAATGGGGGGTTGGGACCGGGGTCGGGACCACGGAGACCCGCAGATTTCCTTACTAGGTCCCAACGGTCCCAACGGTCCCAACCTATTTTCTATACACGCGAGAGGGTCGGGGACCTTTCGCGTATACGGGCGCGCAGACAGGTTGGGACCGTTGGGACCTGCCCAATTTTTACAATGATTTAGGTTGGGACCTAGGTTGGGACCTAGGTTGGGACCGGGGCTTAGGTTAGGACCATTTTTCGGCGGTATTTCCACTCTCTGTCCCTCCCGTTTCGCGCCCTAAACCGTTCAAAGTCAAGCTGTTTTAGGCAGGCGGCGACCCGCATCTGACTTGCGCGGTCGTAATCCTGTTGCTTAAAGCCCAGGTCTCTGAGGCATTCGGCGACCGAAATCTCGTTGCGGGTTCCCACGATGTCCCGAATCAGGTCGATCCAGGCATCGCTAGCCTGTCGTTCTTCCTGCACGGCTTTTGCCTGCTTTGTCAGATCGTCGGTGTCGAGCCACCAGACCTCTCCGGCGCGGTAACAATCGCGCGCCTCGGCCCAGAGCTGATCGCGCACGCCGCGCAGTCCCTCAATGTCGATCGTCCCGCAAGCCACGGGCCAGAACCGGCGCAAGCCGGTTTCGTCGCGGCCCCATTCGGTTTCGTTGGTCGTGGCGCAGAACACGGTCTGTCGGGCGAGGCGCACGACGGCGCGCCCATAAGGCGGGCGAAAGCGATCGTGGGTGCGCGACAGGTACGCCTTAACGCGGGAGACGTCCCGGTGCTTGATCGAATCAAGTTCGGCGATCTCGATGATCCACACGCCCGAAAGCTGCATCGCGGCGTCTTTGCTGCCGACCTCGGCGAGTTCGTCCGTGAACCAGTCGCCGCCCAAAATCTTTAGGGCCGACGATTTCAGCGTGCCTTGTTCGCCCTCGAGCACTAGGAGGCAATCCGCCTTGCAGCCGGGGTCGCAGATCCGTGCTATGGCCGAGATCATCCAGCGGGCGGAAACGGCGCGCATGTAGGCGCTATCCTCGGCCCCGAGATAGCGCAGGGTCCATGTGTCGAGGCGCTTTGTGCCGTCCCATTCCAGGCTATCGAGATAGGCGCGAACCGGGTGGAATGTGTTTGCGCTGGCGGTAAGCTCGGCGGCTTGGCGTACGATAGCGGGCGAGACGAAGATTCCGACGTGCTGCATCCATTTGGCGGCGCGCAAATCGTCGATGTCGCTCCAGTATTGCTGCCGCTGGTGATCCCAGATCTCGTTCGCGAAGGCGTCGAAGGCGAGGCGCCCGGCCCATTCCTCGGACAGACGCAGGGCTGTTTCGGCATTCGCCATCAGGGCTTTCGGCTTGCCCTCCTGGTTTTTGATCAGCAGGTCTTTCCAGTCGCCGTTGCCGTAATTTCCGGAAGCGACGGGCCGGCGGCTCTTGCGCTTTTGCGCCGGCCGCGGCGGGATCGGGGACGGCCCCTCAAACACAGGCATGCGCCGCCTCCACCGTTGGGGCGCGCCAAGGGCAGGCGAGGGCACGGCGCAGGGTGCGGGCGTGCGCTTCGTCGGCGGCGACAAGACCGCCCAGGCAACCGGCCAGGATCGGATATTGGTCGGCGGGTTCATCGGACAGCAGCACCAGCCCGCTGCGGCCGGCGCGCAGCCAGTCGAGCGCCGAGCGGTGTATAAGCACCGCCTCCGGCTCTAGGTACTGCGGCTCGATACAGCCGAGCCACGTCGCGGCACCGACGCGCAGAGCCATCTGCTCCGGCGCGCTCGGGTGCCAGGCGACGAGATCGACGATAGGCCCCCACTGCGAGAAGATGCGCGGTCGGCGCGATTGCGGGGTTGTGCCCCTCTCCAGCCGCACCGGCGTCACAACGACGACATCACCGTTCGGCGCAGGCGCATAAAGACCATTGCTGATCGAGACGCGCTCGATGCCGCACAGCCCGCGGTGGCCGTCGATGTCGCGCGCGTCGATGCCGAGATCGATCAGCGCGGCGCGGTAGTCGGCATCGAGACGGCCCGCGGCGGCGCGCATTTCCGCGCGCAAATCAATCGGTTTCTCAGGCAATCGGGGCCTCCATCGGGTTGCACGAAACCCGTTCGGAAGCGGCCCGATGAAGGCGCACCTCGCCTGTGGCGTGATGACACGCTTGCTTTTCGCGGCGAGATGGGGAAATCTCAGGGTTGCAGCCACTGAGTTTCGTCGGCTTCTCGCCGGATATCAGACCCGCCTTCCGAGGCGGGTTTGTTATTTCCGCGTTCAGCGTGGCGCATCTGCGCGCCGTGCGCAAGGCGCCCGTGGCAAGAATCGGGCTTGCGAAAATCGGCGCGCTGTGCGAGGGAATGGTGGCGGTGGCGACACCGAGTTCCCTCGGCCTTTGCGCCGATATGCACAGCCCCGATTCCAGCCGGGGCTTTGCTATTCTGGGATCTCTCTCCCATAGCGCCGGCACGATTGCCGGGTGCGGCCCGCGCAAGTCGTTCATGGCGGCCCCCGCCGCACGCCGATCTGATGATTGCGCTCGGCCAGCAGATGCCGCAGCCCGGCCGCCAGCAGCTCCCCCGCGAGTTGCAGACAGCGCAGCGGCGCCAGCAGCACGATCGTCGGCGGGCCGTCGGGCGCGGCGTAGGCGTGGAGCTGGATGCTGACGCCGTCCACCACGATCGCCCGGCTGCCCGGCTGCGGGTCGCTCAAACGCCGCGCCGCCGCCGGACGATGCCAAACCCGAGCAGCGCCGCGCCCAACAGCGCCAGCGAGCCCGGCTCAAGGACGGCGAGCTGTGGCTTGATCTCAGACTCGCCACGGCTCAAGAGCGACGCGCCGGGCTGTAGCGTCCCGCTTGCGGTAAGGGTCATGCTGAAAAGCGCGCCGTCTGTTGTCGCGCCGGAATCATCAAAAGAAAATGATTGCGAACGGGCGAGCGTCTGCGTTGCGGTGAATGTGTCGAGAACATTCCCTGGGAGATCGTTGAATGTCTCGGCGCCTTGTGCGTTTGACGGATCGTTCAGCCATTGATATGTCACGGTCGAGCCTGTGACAGCGCCGTTAAATGTCCCCGATCCGCTAACAAAAAATTGATTGATCGGGCCAAGAAAATCGGTGTCGCCAACAGTGAACGTGATGTCAACCGGTGTGGTGTTATTGTTGATAACGCTCAGACTAGATGTCGTGATCGTGTTGTCGCCGCCTTTGGTCGAAGCGCTGATCTGGCCGTTGACGGAGACGCCGTTGATGGTCTGATCGGCGAGCTGCAAGATGCCAACCGTGCTGTTCGTATCGCAGGCGGAGTTGTTGTCCACGCACGTCGCCGTGGTGCCGCCGACATTGTAGGAAACCATCAGCTCGGCACTTGCCGGCGCCGCAGAAATAAGCGCGGCGAGGCTGGCAACGGCCGCTTGTATAATTGTGTTACGCATGGGTTCCTCCTGGTTAAAAAGGCTGCTCCGGGTCGTCGGCGCGCGGATCATCGGCGCGGACGAATTGGCACTTGAGCAGGCGGGCCAATAAGTCTTCCTGGACCTCGGGCGTTTGCTCGCCGCCGGCCTCGAGCAGCTCGAAATGCGCGGCGAGGTCATTGATCAACTGTTCATCCATCAGATAGAAAAGCTTTTGCCGCCTCACGATTGGCCTCGCCTTCGCGGTGAAAACAAATGCGCGTGCAAGGGAGGAAGATCCTCCCCAAATTGTACCCGGCGGCCAATCTCGCGCACCGCCTGCGAGTACGATCCGGCCGCGTCGGCTTCGAGTTCGGCTTGTGTAAGCGCTTCGCGCAGGGCCGTGATGACCGGTGTCTCGGTGGCTTTCTCTTTCAAAGGAATTTTGTGCCGGCGCAACGCTCCGAGAAACTCACCGAGGCTCTCGCACGTCTCGACCCAGCAGCCGGCGAGCTTCAACAGGCGCTGTGCTTCGGCCTGTCGCAGTTCGTGCGCGGTATATTTGTGGGTGCGGGCCTTAGCGCGAGACCACCCGGGCCGCTTGAGTTCGATAAAGCCGCACCTTCCGTTGTACACGACAACAAAATCCGGAATGCCGGGCAATATGCCCATGCGGTGGGCTTCTATTTTTTGCCACGTCCCGGTCCGCTCGTTGCGGATATGCGCCGCCAGGGCACCCGGTCCCAAACCCACTTTCCTCAAATATTCCGCGACCTGCAGGTGCACCGCCCGCTCGCTCGGCAGCGGCCGGCGCTGTCTGCCCGGCCCCGGAGCCGCGCCGCCGCGACCCCCCACGGCGGACAACGCCGGATCTCGACCGGGCCGGGCAGCAGGAGGAGGGCGATCGGTGCGGGTCATGCGGCAATCTCGGCGAGGAAGGCGGCGCGCTCCTCGGGCGAAGCCTTTTTCCACGCCCGCCGTAACTTCGTGAGCGGCAGTGCGTCTACTTTGATTCCGGCGGCTCGGGCGGCGGCGGTCGGCGTCTTGAACTCTCCGCGCTCGTAGGCGGCGAGGATCTCGGGGTGATCACGCGCGAGACGGCGAAGCAGGTAGGACGCGCTGTTGCCCTGCCTAAATCTAATTACGACGTAATTGGATTTAGTGCCGCCCCGACCAGGACTGACGTTCTCATCCGCAATCACCCTTTCGGCGTCGGCCGTGCACCCCTGCAACTGCCGCACCAGCGGATGAGCTTCGCCCTTATAGGCCGCGATCAGCTTCGCGACGCTGACGCAATCAACTCCAGCCGCATAGCGAAGGTATTTGTCCGGCGATCGACACGGCCGCCCTTCCGGGAATACATTCCACGGCTTCGGATCCCCGGCTTCCAACGCCATCTTGACCAATGGAATGAGCCGATCGACACCGTGCTGCTCGGTGGTCTCGACCGCGTTCAAGATCCTCAGCCCCAGCCGTTCCGCCCATGCGGGCGTTCCGGCCGGAACCGCTTCAAGCGGACCCAGCATCGGGGGATACTGATGTCGCTCAAAGCTCATGAAGTCCACATCTCTAAACAGTTGATCATTGCTTGGAGACGCGGCACGTCGCGGCAGGACCGGAGCGTCTCCTCAATGCCCGCGCGTCGCTTCGCCTCTGCAGTGATTGTCTTGCGGTGCTGCGTCCAACCTGCCTGATCGGTGCGGTAATCACACTTTGAGTTTGCGTATTTTCGCGTGAGTTCGTTTATACGCTCATAAAGCGTCTCACGATCATCGCTGACATTATCAACGACGATTTCCTCCACATCTTCATCATCTTCGGTGATCGTAATCTGGCCGCTGTCGAGACGACGCGCGATTTCTACCCGATCGTAAATCATCGCCAATTTTGGTTGTTGACGCAAAACCTTGCTAACCATCTCATCTTTGGCATAACCGATTGCATCCAAATGGAGATCGGTTACGCCGGCATTAAAGGGGTTCGAGATATCAGGTTCAGGCGGCGGATCGCCGGGCTCACGTTCCTCATCTTCAAGCCGCACTTTGTTGGCTAGGGATGCCAGGTCGCCGCCTTCATTAGCCACAACATATGCATAAAGGTCTTGTGTAATAATATCGTCGGGCAGGATCAATGTACCATTGTTAGCCAGCGGTCTACCATCAGCATCTTCCCAGGGCGTCGCAATTCGCAGCCACCTCTGTATGCCACCCGACGATGTACGAATAACTGATAGATCTAGGGCGGTTTTAGTACGATCCGTATCGAGCCCGGTGCCACCCATCTGTTTAACTATCAGCACGTCGCCAACACCGGGCGTTTCGTCGGTTCCGACAAACCGAGCAATGCGCCGAGCTGCCTCCTCCTGTTTCATGCCGTGCTGCATCGCTATAACTACGACAGGGGCGACGCCAGTTTTCTGCCGCCAGACCGTTCCGATGATGTTCTTAACTTGGCTGGTATGTCTTTCGTCCTCTGCCTCGTTCTGCGCATCATTGCCGACATAGACAATCGAGGCGCTGGTTGGGGCCGTATGCCTGCGCGTCATAACATCATCGACCAGAAGCTCCGCTCCCTGGCGGATCACGGCAGGATCACGCACCGCTAGGGACAAAGCCTTACGCACCCTGGCCGCATCCTTAATGGCGCTGATTACCTGCCCATCGGAATAGTAGGAAAACCATCGCGCCTGCACTGGAACGAGATACCCCTTCGTCCAAGCGTCTTTCCGAGTGAACTCATAGTCCGCCTCCAGTTCATAGGCGACACGTTCAGCCGAATAAACCTTGAAGATCGGCTCGCCGGCGGCGTCATGACCGGGAACCCGATAATTCACCGCCTGGCGGGCTAGTTCCTTTACGCGAAATCCATACGGCGCGATATTGTCGGAGCGATGTTTTGATCCGGTCAATAAAACAACATGCGCGCCAGAAGCCTCCAGCCGTGCAGCAGTCTTACCCCAACCTGCCTGCTCGGAGCTGATAAGGTGCCCTTCGTCTATGTATACAACCAATAGCCTTCCCTGCCGCTTCAGGTGTGCCGCAGTTGCCTCAAGCTGAATTAAACTGGATTCCTGTCCGGCAGCCGCAATCGTCATCGACCAAAGATGGCGTGTCGGCGTCGCGAGATAAAAATCCCAATTAAATAACCCCTCCAACTTATCCGGGGTGTATCGCGCGATGCGCAAGCGCCGGCACATCCCGTGGATCTTGTCCGGATTAATCAGTTGGTCCCGTAAAAATACCCATGGCGACAGAGCCACAGAAACGGCGCGAAACTGTTCAGCAACTTCCAGGGACGCCGCCCTGATCACATAGGACTTGCCGGTGCGTGGCGGCTTGACAATCGCGGAGGTCGTTTGTCCTTCAGTAATCCGCCGGACAATCGTATCAACTGCGATCTCGATTTCTGGACGGCGATCAGACGCAAACGTCCTCGGCATACTTCACTCCCTTTTTTAAATTGCATTGCGGACAGGTTGCTTGGAGTTCAGAAAGCACCGTCCGGCCAGTGACCGAGAACGGGATGATGTGATCCGCATGAAATTCCCGAATAGCGATCGGCGTACCACATATCGCGCACCGTCCGTTTGCTCGGCGATGGAGCAACACCCGCTCCAATTTTGACGGTCTGCGTCGTCTCATCGTCATCCCCGCCCGGCGCCGGGGGAGCGGCTGGCACCGGCGTTGGCGGCACCGTCGCATGGCGACCGGGCGGGGATCGGGATGTCGGCGGGCCAGGGGAGATCGAGCGGCCAGTTCGCGGCGAGCCAGCATGCAGCGCGCTCCAGCGTGCGCACGGTGCAGGTCTTGCCGGCAGCCAAGCGGGTAAATACCTTGTCGTTGTTGGCCGCCTTGACGCCGATCGTGACCAGCGAGCGGCCGACATGGTCGCTGTAGGCGCGCGCCAGGCGCAGCAGATCGTCGGCCGAGAGGCTCATGCCGACAATTTTCGAGAAAATTGACCCAGATGTAAATCTAGAGTTTGCCGCGGCGATACAGAAAATTTTCGGGAGTACCGCTATCTGTGCTAGTTAACTGCTCTGATGGACAAGACCGAACGCAAGCACGCGCTGGCCTGGGATGATGATGCGTTCCGCGCTCGCGCGGCATTGCTCGCCAAAATGCAGGGGCGGCCGCTTGACGAGGTGTGCATCACTGCCGGTCTGGCGCATGACACGCTAACCAAGACCGTGCGCAAGGGGCGCAACATTAGTACGATCTTTGCGCTTGCCCGCTCGTTGCACGTCGAGCCGAGCGTCCTTATGTTCGACAGCCCCGGCGCGTCTGCGCCGCAGTTCGATTCGGGAGCATTACGCCGGCTCGCTTTGTTGGCCCACGTTGCGACGCATCTTTATCTCTCGCTTGGTCAGACCTTGCCGACGCAGAGCCCCGAGATCGAGCGCATCATGCGGCTTATTATGTCCATCATCGAGGCCGGCTCAGCAACGCCAGAACCGCCCGCAGCGGCACCAGATCCATAAACACGAGAGGCGCGAGCAGGATGCCGTCGGTGTCGGCCCACGCGGTGCCGTTCCAGCGGCCGATCGTCCAATCTTCGCCGTGAAGACCTGGCCCTAACAGACAGGGACCATACTCCACCCCCGGCGTGACCGGCGCCTCCGAGATCGGCCGACAGAAGATCGCGTCTCCGGTTGCCACCCTGTTGCCTCCTTAGCGCTCGATTTCAGCCGCTTTTCTTGTCTGTATCAGTTGCAACCGCATCTTAACCGCTCGGTTCCGCCGCTCGCAGCCTATATCGAATTTGATGCGAATTAAGATTAAATTCTAGAAAACCGGCGCTTCGGGTGGCACACTGCGCAGCCGTAGCTCGCGCGAGGGCGCCATGCTGGAAGGCTTTCGAAGGACCGATTATCCCAGCCTAGCTAGCAACGCGATCGACTGGCCGCTGTACCCGCGCGGCCCGATGTCGCGCCTGTATGTTGGCGAGGCGGCCGTCGTGGCGCTGATTTCGCTGGTTGTGTATCTCCTGCTGGTGGCGCTGCCGTGATTACCCGCCGTTTTTCTGCCCGGGCCGACGCGATCACGCTGCGCATCCAGCCGCTGCTCGCCGGCCAGGGGTCGGTATTGCAGGGTGCGGTCATTGCCGATTTGTGCGCGATCTGGATCGCCGGGCACCGCTGCAGCGATCCCCAGGAGGAGCGGCGCATCCATGAGGAGCTGATCGCGCTGCACGCCGATTGCGTGCGGCAGTTGGTGGAAATGTATGTGCGGGAGCGAAATGAACGATGAGTAGAGAAAGAATATATACCTCGCACCATATGGATATAGCCGAGTCGCTTTTTACGCACGGTGGTCGGATCGCGCGGACATCGCCGAAGCGCTCACCGCTGCCGCAAAATCTGGAAACGACGGTTATCATACGTTTGATGAACTATATGAGCATCGACACGCGCTATTTATCGCTCTGTGTCGCGAGCTTATTGGTTTTCCGATTTGGCGTAGTCGGCAGCATCATGACGGCTCGACCTATGATGGTTGGTTTATAATGGGGATTTGCTCATTGCCGGGCGAACAGATCACATATCATCTGCAGCCTTTTTTGCAACACCGCTCGACCGCGCGCCGGAATGGGACGGGCATACATCAGAGGACGTGATTCGGAGGCTGTATGTCCTTGCTCGGCGACGTGGGTAATATGGTGCAGATGTATATGAGGGAGCGGACTTAACGATGGCTGATAAATCGTACCGGCTGCGCGTGTGGGCGCGGCAGATTTTGCTGCAGACATCGGGCGACGTGAATGCCGCGCTGCCGCATCTCGACCGGCAAATTATCGAGGCCGACGATGCAGCCCTGGAACGGGCGCTGACCGCGACCTATCGCGAGTACGCGCTGCGGGCGCTCTTGAACAGCAACCTGACCGATCTTGAAGAAGAAGGCGCTTTGCCGACGCAGCGGGAGGCGCCGCCAGAGCCAACGCGGGAGGCGAAGGCGAATACTTGGGCACACGAGCGTGTGCGGGATATGGACGAGCGCCGCAAAATGGAGGTCCGCAATTACCTCGACAGTTTCCTGGTGAACGGCGAGCCGATCGGCGATCTGACGCCGGAGACTGTCCTGGCGCGTGCCGACCTGCACGAGCGCGACGCGCGGTTTATGCGGTTGATCGCGTCCGGCGTGCCCCTGGGCCACCGCATCCGCGAGTTCGTGACACCGCAGGAGGCGGCAGAGCGCTGGCAAATGGCGCATGAGCCGCCCGCGCTGTCTGTTGAGCAGGAGCGGCAGGCCGCACTAATGCGGCTGCTGACGCTCAACCGCACCCTAACGGAGCATGAGTACCTCGCCGCCAAGGCGCGCGTCGAGGCACTGCAGGCACAGCCAGACCGGACGCGCATGGACGAGCTGGAGCAGGATTGCCTCGCGCGCATTATGAGCGAGTACGAGGACGCGCAGCGTTGAGCGACGGTCTGCGCCGCGAGAGCGTGCTGATCGAAAGCGTCGGCGACTGGCTCGAACACAGAAAAGGCCACGTCACGGCGTCACGCATGGCCGCGCTGTTTGACGCACACTTATATATGACGCGCGAGCAGCTCGCCGACGATCTGCGCGGGCAGAGCGTCAAGGGCGACACGCCCGCGATGGCGCGGGGCCGCCGGCTGGAAGTCGCCGTGATCGAGGCTCTACGCGAGACGCATCCCGATTGGACGATCGAGCGGGCGCATACGTATCATTACCTACCCGAGCACCGCTTGGGCGCGACGCCGGACGCCTTCTATAACGAAGACGGGCTGATCGAGGCCAAGACCGTGCATCCCAAGCGCTGGGAAGAATGGCACGGGGCGCCGCCGCTTCAATATACCTTACAGACGCTAACCAACCTCATGTGCACCGGCCGCACGCGCGGCATGTTGGCGTGCATGGTGCTCGGCGGCGCCTTCGAGGTCTACGAGTACGAGGTGCCGCGCCATCCCGCCGCCGAACAGCGCATTCTCGATGCCGTTGCGCAGTGGTGGCAGGAGTACGACACCGGCCGCATCGCCGCGCCGCAGGCGGTCGATGAACTGGAAGCGATGCTCGACGACGGCAGCCACAAGGATCTGAGCGATCGCGAGGACATTCGCCAGGCGCTCGCAGATCGCCGCGAGTTGAAGGCCGAGATCAGCCGCCTCAATCAGCGGCTCGGCGAATGTGAATATCTCATCAAAAACACGATTGGGCCGGCAAGCACCGCTTGGCTGCCGGGCTGGTCCGTAACCTTCCGCCGGACGCACCGCCGCGAGTACACAGTCCCCGCTGCCGATGTCCGCACCCTGAGAATCAAGGAGATCAGCCTTGACTGATATAGCGATAGCCCGGCAGCACGCCGGCGATCTCATCGAGAGCGTCATTACCAAGGGCGATCTTGGCAAGCTATCGCCGGGGGAGCGCACGCATTATTATGTAGAGGTTTGTCGCAGTGTCGGGTTGAACCCCTTCACGAAGCCCTTTGAGTATATCGTTTTGAACGGACAGTTGCGTCTATACGCGCGGCGCGAGGCGACCGACCAACTGCGCAAGATCAACGGCATATCGCTTGAAGTGATCTCGCGCGAAATCGACGGCGATCTGTTCGTCTGCCATGTGCGAGCGCGCGACAAGACCGATCGGACGGATGAAGATTATGGAGCTGTCAGCATCGCCGGTCTGCGGGGCGAGGCTCGCGCGAATGCGATTATGAAAGGGATAACCAAAGGCAAGCGGCGTGTCACGCTGTCGCTATGCGGCCTGGGGTTTCTCGACGAGAACGAGATTGAGGACATTCCGGCGCGGGATCGCCACATGCCGCCGGTCAGTGTAACGGCGGAGTTGGATGCTTTCGCGGCCGTGAATCCGCCGAAGCTGCCGGATGTCAGCCTGCCGCACGCTACGGTGCAGGAGCCGCCGGCGGACGAGCGCCTTTTAGAGCGCGACGCCCGCGCCGCCGCCGCCCAGGGCACCGAGGCATTGCGCAAGCATATGCGCAGTCTAACGCCCGAGGACCGCGACCGGCTGGCGGCTCTCGTCGGCTCGCGGCAGACGCCCGGCGAATTGCTGCGGCTGGCGCAGGCTAGCGACGCCGCGTTCCAGGCCGCCGAGCCGGACGACGGGCCGGTCGATGCGTTCGGGCTGCCCGCCGAGAAACCGCGCGATGAGGCATGGTTCGTCGTCGAAGGCAAAAACCCGCGGGCGTTTCACGCTGCGATGTACCAGCGCATCCGTGAGGCGCGCACGGCCGCGGAGATCGAGCGGCTGCGGGCCAGCAATCCCGCGATCGACGACCTCGACAAGGCGACGCGGGAGGCCGTGCTGGGCGAACTCGCCGACCGCGAACAGGAGTTGAGAGCGGCCGCAGACTAATCCCGTTTCACGTGAAACACGCGCTAGCGCCGCCGGGCCTTGCGCTTATCCGCGCGCACGGATCGAGGGGAGCCTCTGTTGAGCTACTGCCGCTGGTCGAGCGACAATTTTCGCTGCGAGCTGTATTGCTATCAGGACACGCGCGGCGGCTGGACAACGCACGTCGCGGCCGGTCTGTCTCACGACAGCCAGAAATTCAGCGATCCGACGCTGGAGGCTTTTCGCGCGCGGCTGATCGTGCTGCGGGAGGCCGGCTACAGATTTCCCGATTGCGTGCTTGAGAGAGTCGATGCGGAAATCGAACAGACCCGTGCCGCCGGCCGCGATTGACGAAAAACCCGGCGCCGTAGCGCCGGGCCTCGTCCTACTCAGATCGAATACGCTCGAAAAGCCGCCGCGAGCGTCGCCCCGAGGGCGCCGCCTCTGGCTCGGGCGGCTCTGCTACTTTTTTGGCCCGGCCGTTGTATCGCCCGGGTAGTAGCCCCAGCCGTACTGTTCATGAAAGCTCCAGCTTGGCTGGCCCTCTTGCGGCGGCTTGATAAACCCGTTGTCGTCCCCGGACCCCCCCGGCGGCTCGGTCGGCGGCTGCGGCACGGGCAATGTATTGTCGGGATGACCAGGGCTCGGCCACACGCCCACGCCGCTTGGCGGCAATCCCTGATCCGGCCGGCCCGGCGAGGGCCATATCCCGACGCCTGCTGGCGGGAGGTCGTGGCCGGGCATCGGAGGCGAAACACCGCCCCAAAACCCAAGTCCGGGGCCGCCCGGCAGCGGTCCGCCGCCTACCCCGACGCCAGAATAAAACAACTCGCCGACAAGCGTGATATTGACTGCTGCTTGCGGAGTGACTCCAACACCGGACAGGTAAGCCTGCCCAACGAAGGTTGCGGGTATTGACGCCATGTTAAGTCCTTTCAAAAAGCGCCGGCCGCGGCGCTGCAATATGCAACCCCATCCCCTGCGCCCAGCGGCCTGGACGCAGCCCACCCTCTGCCGACCGGCGGAACGAGCAGGCCGGCATACTCGCTGTTACTCGCGGTCGATAAACAGATGGATATGCGCAACGCCGTCGCTGTCCGGGACAAGCGAGAAGGTCGCTTGAAGTATCTGCCCCGGCACGATCGGTTGTCCCGTCGCGCTTTCGGAATTGACGATTATCGTGACCGGCAGGTTGTTTGTAATATCGAGCTGGACGATCATGTTGGCCTCGCGCGCTAATGCCCCTCGATGCCGCGCTGAATGTCGTCGCAGCGGTTCGCGACGGAGATCAGCTTCCCATCATCGGTCAGCAGCAGGCAATTTGTTCCGCGCGCAAAGTGGTCCCGCGCCCGCGGCGCCCGCATGCTGACGATGTGCTGCGGTGCCACGAGTATCCGCTGGCCGTCCGGTCCGGTCAGAACGATCCAGGCGGCGACAAGTGTTGCCAGCACACCATCGGCCTACCGCGCCGCCTCCAATGCCTCCAGCCGCGCGGACAATTCTTTTACCGCGTTGATAAGCACAAACACCAGATCCGTCGGCGAATAGGATTTCAGCGTCACCGGCGTCGCCGGATCGTCATCATCACGCGCCGGCGGCGCATACTCATAATCGCGGATCAGCTCAGGCAGATAATCGGCCACCTCTTGCGCCGACAACCCGTAATGCACCGTCCCGTCGTCGGTCGTGCCGTATTGCCCGTTCCAGGAGAATGCAATCGGCGTTAGCCCACACAGCTCCTTCAGACCGCGGGGATATTCCACGACCTCACGTTTTAGTAACGGATCGGAAATCACCGCCCAGGTCGAAGAAGCCGAGCACGCTCCGGCCGTAGTGATGGCGATCCGGGTCGCCGCAGCGGTGCCGTCAAAGACGTTGTAGGAGCCGTCGGCGGCAACATAGCTCACCCAACCCCTCGTCCCGGTTACGGTAAAATACACCCCACAAGCAGTGCCGCTATTCGTTGTTAACGACAGATTGCCCGTCCCGGCATTGATTGTCAGCGAGCCATTCAGCGTCGTGCTGGCGCCAATCGTCCCGCCGCTCGCGGCCAGTGCGTTGAAGGCGGCGCCGGCAGTTACCTGTCCCGAGCCGCCGCTGGCGATCGGCACGATACCGCTCAGATAAGACTGATTGCTCGCGGCGGTGACGCGGCCCTGCGCATCAACCGTCAATCCCTGATAACTGCCCGGCGTTACCGAGGTATTGGCGAGGCTCAGCGTCACATCGCCGCTCAAGCCGCCGCCGCTCAAGCCAACACCGGCGATAACCGCCGCGATGTCGCCGCCGGAGGCGACGGAGCCGCCGACCCACTTGCCCGACGAATAGGCCCAGCTCATCGCGCCCGAGCTGAACACCTGACCTTCGGTAGGACTAGCCGGGAAATCCAGTGCCATTGCGCTGCGCCTCAAAAATAGGTGATGACGTAGGCCGAGCCCGCGCCGCCGTCGCCGCCGTTGCCCTGAGTGGGAGTGCCCCCGCCGCCGCCGCCGCCGCCGCCGCCAGGGACCGCGCCGTTGCCGCCCTTGCCGCCGGTGCCGCTCGTGTTCGCGCCGCCGCCGCCGCCGCCGGTGCCGCCGCGGGTGCTGTTGCCGGCGGTGCCGTCACTGCCGACTGCCCCGGTTGCTGCTCCTGCCGCGCCGCCGCCTCCCGCTGAGACGGTCGTTACGTAGGTGTTTACGCCGCCGCCCGCGCCACTTGTGCCGGCGGCATTGCCGGTCGTGATGCCGCCGGCGGCGCCGCCACCACCCGCGCCGTAAAGCGATGGACCCGCCGCGGCACCGGCCCCGCCGTTAGCGGCAGAGCTGCCGCCGCCGCCGCCGCCCCATTCGGCTCCCATCTGCGACGCGCCGCCGCCGCCGCCGACACCGGGCAGTGTGCTCGAAGTGGTCGGTAGACCACCGACTGCCGCTGCGGTGCTGCCAGCGTTTCCTGGGCCACCACTGCCGCCCCCGCTGCCACCTGACGAGCCCAGAGTGGTGCCGCCGCCTCGGCCGGCGCCCCCGCCGAACGAAGTGAACCGCGTCCCGAACGCCGTGTTGCCTCCGGCGATCCCGTTGCCGGCACTGGTGGTCGCACCGCCACCTCCCGCGCCGATCGTCACCGTCTCCGATACGCCTAAATCCGCCGCTGCGAATGTGCGGATTACGCTCGCGCCGCCGCCGCCGCCAGAACCGCCGCCCCGCGCGCTTCCGGCTGCCGCGCCCACACCAGCGCCGCCGCCGCCGCCGCCGCCGTACAAAATGACCGTCACCGCAACCGCGCCGGCCGGCTTTGTCCAGGTCAGCGTTCCCGCAGTCGTATAGGCGTCAATTTGAGTGGCACTGGCGCCCGTTGTTGCCGGCGCGCTGTTCGCCTGAATCCACGCGGAGCTATCGGGGTCCGTGTAGTAGACGAAGAGCTGCCCCACACCTACCGCGGAACACCACCACAGGTCGCCCGCTACGGGAGCCGGCGATGTTGGCGCGGTGTCCGATACCGTGACCCTGGCGCCCCCGGTCGCGACCGTCGTCCAACTCGGGTTGCCCGAGCTGCCGCCGGTCTGCAATAGCTGGCCCGACGTGCCCGGCGCCAGTGCCTGCCAGGCGGATGCGCCCCGGAACAGAATCGATCCGCGCGCTGACGAAAACACGGCATCGAGCACCGCCGAAACGGTCTGCCCGGTGGCTGTCGCGGTGCCGCCCGTCAGGTTCGCGAGCATGTTTAAGGAGGCGATCGGTGCGCCCGTCACTGCTGCGGCCCAAGCCGGGTTCGCTGCCGAACCGCCCGAGGTCAGCACTTGGCCGTTCGTCCCCGGTCCCAGCGCCGCCCAACCTGTGGCGGCGCGGTAAAGAACTGAGCCCTGTGCCGAACCGAGGATTGCATCGAACAGCGCCGACAACGCGGTAGGAGTCGGCGCCGTGCTGCTGCCGGAGATGTTGGCGAGCAGCGTTTGGTTAGCAACAGATGCGAGCGACACGCTGCCGGAGCCGGTGATCGGCGCGCCGCCCGTGCTGATCCCGCTGCCGGCGTTGATGCTGGTCACGGTGCCGCCGCCGGCCGGACTTGTCCAGATAAGGTCGGCGCTGGCGCCCTGCGATGTGAGCGTCTGCCCGATAAGACCGGGCGCCAGGCTGACCCAGCCGCCGATTGTGCGGGTCAAAACGCTGCCGCGAGCGTTGCTCAGCACAACATCCAGAAAGGCCGACAGCGTGTGCGGCGTCGGCGGCGCAGACGCGCCGGAGATATTCGACAAAAAATTCCGATCCGGCACCGGATCGAGCGAGACGGTGCCGGTAGCGACGATCGGCCCCGCGCCCGTGCTGATCCCGGTGCCCGCCGTGATGCTGGTCACGCCCGAGCCGCCCGGCGCCCACGCGGGGTCAAGGCCGGGTCCGTTGGTTTTTAAAAACTGGCCGGAGGTGCCGGGCGGCAACACGGTCCAGCTTGTGCTCGACCGATAAATGATCGTGCCCGCGACCGTGCTGGTGAACACATAGTCGAGGTAATCGCTTAAATGCGTCGGTATCGCCGGCCCGGTTACGGTCGAGGCATTTGCCATCATCGTGCCGGGGCCGGATGTCATCCCGGCCGGCAGCGCATCGACGTATGCTTTGTTAACGACATCGCCCGGATTGACCGGCGCGGCCATCCCGGTGATCGAGCCGCCGGTGATCGCGACGTTAAATGGCTCCTGGAACGCCAGGTCGCCAAGATGCCTGTTTGTCCACTTATACCCGATCCCGCCGTCGTGGTACGTCCACACCAGCGCGTCGCCGACCGATTCGACAGGGTCGATATAAACGTCGCTAAGCCCACTCAAGCTCGCGTCAACGCTGCCGAACAACTGCAACCAAACGAGCGTGCCGCCGATTTCCTGGTTGATGTCGAACGTGGCGCCGGACGTATGGCTGACCTGGCACATAAAAATGCCGGTGAACTCCACCGATATGACATCGAGCGCGACATAATCCGCGCCAGCTTCCCACTCGCCGCGCCAGCGGAAGGAAAGCACCGGCAGAGTAAATGGGCCGAGCACCGTGCCGTCGGTCAACGAGATATACATCTGCGTACCGGAGACGGTGATGCTGGCAATCCCGACCGGCTGCGCCGGGTTTGTTTGCAGCGCTACGATAGCTTCGGCGAGCGACCAGAAATTCGTATCGACTTCGCTCGGCTGCAGGTTTGCACCCTTGCCTGATCCCCACGGTCCCAAGGTGCGATAGGTGATGTCCACTAGCAGCAGCCCCCGAGGTAGTTATGCGGGTCGAGCGCGTGCCGGTGCGTCGGCGGCTCGGCGCGGTAGCGTAACGGCGGCGGCACGGGCGGCGGATGCAGCGGGTCATTGATGCTGCCGGGCATCGGGTAGACCCACAATGAGTTGATATTAAAAAACGTACCCCAGCCCGGCGGTTGCGGCGGCAAGGCACCCACGGTTGTAAACTGGCAGTGCGCCTGCACTGTCATGTGCGGGTAACGCACGGTTTCCCACGGCACGGCAGACGTTCGCATCACCTCGACCATGAACATTGGCGGGTAATACTCCGTATCGACGTTGATGAACGGGATCGTCGCTTGCGCGCCGTTTATGATTTCATCGGCGGGCGGCGGATCGGACAGCATATTGCCGAACAGTTGCGGGTTTGTATTGCGCCATATCTTGTACCTGGAAACGGCGCCGGGATAACCCGATATTCCTAGCCAGGTCAGCGTCCATTTCTCGGGTGACCCCCACACATACGGACGGATGGTTGCCAGTCCCATTGTGACGTAATCTTGGAAACAGGGGAAATACATCCACGGCTTGTCTGCGTCATGACCGAGATTGCTGTCGGGAATGTGCATATACATATTAGCGACCCACAGCGTGTAGACGCCGCTGAAACCTATCGGTGCGCCCGGAACCAGGCCATTTTCAAACATGCCGCAATAGGCGTAGGGATCGCCGCCAGTGTCAGGCGGGCCGCCGCCATTGTTCTCTTTGAAATGCACCGCAATGATTTCATCGCCGGGAAACTCGGTATAGGTATTTCCGCTATCGCTCATGAAGCTGCGGCTGCTGGCCGCGTGTTTGGCTTATAGGTGATCTCGTGCTTGCATTGCTCGTCGGTCGTGTTGTCGCCGGCAAATTCCATGTCCATTTCGAACTCGGCCAATGCTTCACTCGTACCAAAGGCAACGCCGCTCATCTGGTCCCATTCGCTTGCACACTCGTTTTTGTGCTTGTTATTCAGCTTCATCTTGCTGGCGCGCGCCACGTCAACCCAATTCTCAGGTTCGTTGTCTTGAGTGATCCGCAAGACGTTGGTCTCGCGCTCGAACTCGGTCTCCTTGCTTGAGCAGCATTCGACATTCGTGCCGCTGCGTGCCGGCACGATCTTGCCGTCGGAAGTAGCGCCCCACGTCAAAGTGGCTCGCTCTTTGGTAGCACCGGGGGTCGATGCAATAATCGTGCGACCGAGCGCCCCAGGACTTTGGTAGGGTCTAACAAAGCTCTCAAACGGCATCAGGCTGCTTTCCCGTCTGGTGTGTTGTGCAAGCTCCAGGAAACGCCGCATTCCGAGCTTGTCGAATTGTCGCCGGCAAACGCCATGTCCGCCTCGAACTCGGCAAGCGCCTCGGACGTACCGAGAGCGACGCCCGACATCTGGTCCCAATCGGAAATGCAGGAGCTTTCTTCGCGCTGCTTGAATTTGAGCTTATTGGCGCGTTGGAAATCGACACGCTGCCCGGCAGAGGGGCCACCGTCCGGCGCCACGACCGCCACGTCCTCGAAATCGCTGTCTTTGTGGTCGCTCTGCTTGCTTGAGCGCTTGCAGCATTCGACGTTCGTGCCTGAGCGCGCCGGCGTTATCTTGCCGTCGCTCGTGCTGCCCCATGTGAGCCTCGCTCGCTCTTTCGTGGCGCCGGGAGTGGCCGCAATGCGGATGCGACCGAGCGTGCCGGGCGATTGATACGGCCGAACAAACCCCTCAAATGGCACGGGAGCGGCTCGCCGCGGCTGACAGGTCGATGCCTTTCGGCAAGGCCAGCATGCTTACCGCCGGATAGAACGAGGTGTGAAACTCGGCACCGGCAACCGGCACAAGATCAAGCGTCACGGTGGTCTTCATCTTGACCGCAGCCGAGATTGGATCGCCGTCGGTCGGCGCCTGCTTGCGTTGGTACTGGCTCAGCACGTCGAGTTGTTCGATCAGCCCGTCCTTCACCCAGCAGGCGTTCACCGCGGTATCGACCGTAAGGTTTGTCAGGTCGATGCCGTCGTCCTGGATCGCGAACTGGTCGAGTGACTGATAGTAAAGCTCTGCATCAACCACCGCGTCCTGGCCGCCGTCGATCACTTGCCAGCCATCGGCGACATAATCGATTTCGACGTAGGTTTCCTCGCCGATCGTGCCCGAGGACGCCGCGCCCGTGCCGATGGGCACGCCGATGACGAACTCGCCGAGCATGACGCCATCGCCCACGGTCAGTTTATAGCTCTTGACCTTGCCTGTAGCGCTGCCGCCGGCAATGCGCCGGTCGCTGAATGTGACGCTGTTGCGCAAAGTGATTGTCAGCGCCGTGCGCCAATCGACGGCAAACGCAATCTCGATGGCGCGGGACTTCGCGCGCATCTTGGCCCGCGCCTGAAGCAGCAGGTTTTCGAAGCTCGATGCGCCGCGGTCGGTCTGAAAGTAGCTCGCCTTCGTGAGCGAGCCGATCGGCACCTCGCCGCCGGCATCCACGCCTTGCCCGACATATTGCGACGTGAGGCTGACATCCTCCGCGTCGGCATCTGCGGTGTCGGTCAGCATGCGCTGCACATTAGCTGTGACGACAGCCGCCACCGTCTCGGTGCGCCGCCGGTCGGCCCGCCATTGCAGCACCATCCGCACTTTGTAGATCGAGATCGGGAAACTCGCCTCGTACTGCCCATAACTCGCGGTATAAGCCGCGACGGTGTTCTCCTCCTCGGTGCTATCCGCGGAGGTGGCCGGCTTCTGTTGTCCGGTGAACCTCACCGTGTAATTTGTCTGTCGGAACGTGCCGTTTTGCACGGAATCCTCGATATAGCACAGCGGTTTGCCGCTGCTGTCATTGCGTGTTGTCAGGCTCCAGCCGCCGCCGATGCTAGCCCCTGGCTTCGGCCAGTCCGATTTCAGTCCGTCGCCGTTGACGGTGCTAATCAAGCCCCCGCCGCCGCTGTCGCCGTGACGCAACGGGAACGATGTCCTATAGGGCGATCCCGCATTTGCGAAGGCGTTCACAAGCCGCTGCGTTACCTCAACCGTGCCGTCACCACGTTGCTGCCATTCGACCGTGCCCGAAACGGTAACGGCAGTCAGCGGCGCATCCCCAACGGTCAGCGAGAAGGCATCGTAGAATGCGTCGCTTTCATCTATCGAGACGATGCCGTCCTCGCCGTCGAGGATGTCGCTGGCGGACAATTCCAGCGTGACCCGATCGAGGTGCCACAGCGCAGAGTAGGTTTCGAGCACTGTGTCCTGCGACACGTCCGCCGCCACCCAGATCGGGTCCCAATACGGCAGCGCCTTCATGTCATCGACAAGCGCGGACTTCTGCGCCAGGTAATCGTCCGGCCTCGCCCGGAACTGCAATGTTACGACCTCGCCCGCGGCCAGGCTCGGCACGCCGACGAGCTGACCGTTGAACAGCGGCACGAGGTCCGGTGTGCCACTGCCGTCCGCTGTCCACGCCTGATCCCAGGATAGCCAGCACCACAGTTGCCGGCCGAGCGCGAGAAGCCCCACATTCGGGTTCTTGAGTTCGATGTCCAGCGTCGCGAACCCGCCCTCCTCCTGGGCGATGACGATGCTCAGCACCTCTTCGTCAAAGCGGTTATGCACGGCCGGGTCGAAGTCAACGTCCGGTGTGCGCGGCCCTGTGATGGTCAGGAGCGCGCCGATCTCGGCCGAGGTCGCCGGCTGCTCTAGAATGAGGCTCGTCGCCGTCGCCGGGCTGTCGGGCGCAACAAACGTCGTGCCGACCGGAATGCCGTTGCCGGCGATGTTGTAACGCAAGCCCGGCACGAGGTCCGCCAGCACGCCCATCGGAATGCTAGTGATGCTGTACCAATCTTGATCGGCAAACCCGGTGATGTTGACCGGCACCTCGCCGGAGCCTGATGCGGTCACGTCTTGCTGCACGACGGCATCATCCACCAGCGCGTAAATGTACATATCCACGTCCGGCGACGCGCCGTCGTAATCAATGAGCGCACCGGAGACCAGCATCGTCTCGTCGGCGACCGTGCCCTCGTCATCCGGCGGCGGCGCCAGCGTGTTGCCGATGAACGTGCCGTTCACTTGATACGTACCGGCCGGCAGATCGAGATCGGCCGGCAATGTGATTGTGGCGCTGTCCAGCGTCGTTGTCGCCGAGATCGTGCCGAACGACACGGCCTTGGTGAGTTTGTAGGTGGCCGATGTATAGGTGCCGGTCGCCGCAGCCGAGAGGTTGATTGTGCCCGTCTCGCCGGACAGCACCGAGTTGTCGTAGATAAACAGCGTGTCGTCAGCGACACCGGCGCCCTCGATGCCATAGAGCGCGTAGCCGTCCAGATCGACGGCCGGCGCGAGATTAAAGAGCTGCTGCGTGCCGCTCTCGACCGAGCCGGTTGCCGTCAGGGTGAGGATCTGGCCGCCGTGCGTGTTGCCGGTGGTCGCGATCAGCACCTGCTCTTGGATCGTGCCGCCGGTCCAGGCGAAGCAAAACGGGCCGGGCACGCTATATTTCATCCAGCGTTAGCGACCAGGTGTATTGCGCCTCCCACTCGGCGCGCTCGCTCTGGTACTCGACGACGCGGCACTCCATCGCCGGACAGTAAAAGGTATAATCGCCCTCGACCCGCACCGTGCCTGGTACGGCCGAGCGACCGGCCGAGCCGGTCGCGGTGTGATAGGCTAGCTCGACGTGACAATAAACGCTGACCTGCATACCCGGCCAGATTCCATCCAGGGCCGGCGCCTGCTGATCTTCCCCCGACGCTTCCAACCGATATTTGCGGAACTGCGGCGCGCTAATATCCACGAGCGTCCCGTTGACGGTGCGGCGCAAGAGCGCGTCACCCTGTGCCACCGCGATCGGCGCTAGTGTGCCCTTGAGGCCGCGCACGGCGTAGGGCGGCAGATCAGGCCCGGCGACCCCCGGCAACGAGATGTCGAACACTGTGTTGCGCCCGGCCGGCAATGCTGGCATCAGCGCCCGCCCGGTGTCCCGCCGTACCACGACGGTTTGGTGCCGGCCGAGCGCAGCGAGTAGCGCCGCGCCTCGTGCGCGAGCGAGGAGACGACATCGGCGCCGCCGGTCAGCGCAAAGCTCTTGCCGCCAAGGTGCAGATGCACCGGCGTCCCGCCGCCGCCCGTACCCGCCATGACCAGCCCGCCGGCGGCATAGCGGCCGCGCGGCAGGTGGCTGCCGCTGCCCCGATTCAGCATCGACAGAAACGGCACGCCGAGCTGCGACACGATCGAGCGGCGCATGACGAACTCGCCCGGCGTCAGCCATGCCGGGACGGTATCGCCATTGCCGCTGCCGGGGACGACGCCGCCGGCAGCCATGCCGGGCGCGGCTTGCGATGCCGCCGATGAGATTGCCGCAGCCGCGCTGTTCAATGCGTCCGTTAGAGCGGTCAACGCCCCGGAGAACGCGCTCGTTTGCTCGCTCGCACCCTCCATCGAACCGGCAACCGATCCGGCGCTTTGTTCTAGTGCATCGAAGCCTGGAGCGGCGGTGCCTGATGATGCTTCGCCGCCGAACGGTGCCGGCGCCCCGCTGAAGGCGTCCCGTATCGCTTGCGCCAGCGGCGACACCGCACCTGGTGCTGCCGTGCCCCCCGACAACTCGCCCCCGAACGCCATCGGTGCGTTCTTCGCTGCGTCCGCGGCGGCCGAAATGCGATCGTCTACCGCTTGCTTGAACTCGTCAGATCGCGCGCGGAACGAACCTGGCGCTTGCTCTGCCGCCTTGTCCGCCGCCGTCGCCGACTTTGTCTGTGCGGCCGATGCCTTGTTCGCCGAACCTGTAACCGCGTCCAGCGCTGCGGCGGCGCCAAATCCCGCCCCTGTTACCTTGCCCAATGCTGCGTTGACATCGACCCAGCGGTTGCCGCCCGGTCCCGTGACACCCTGGCCGATCGGCATCTTCGCGCCGGTTGCCATGTCAACCATCTCCGGGTTGACCTCGTCAAAGGTGCCGGTCGGCACACTGCGCATCATCTCGTGCCAGTTGGTGTCGCGCAGCTGAAGCGGGACATCAAGCAACTCGCTCGGCGTCATCTGGTTGAATGGTTTGTTTACCCCGCCGCTCCGCGTGTGTGCTGCGGCATCTGCTGTCGCCGCACCGAGGGCCGCAGTCTGCGTGGTCGTGCGCTGCGTCAGGTCGCGCACCTGGTCGGCGGACGTCGCCGCGCTCCTCGTGTTCTTGTTCACCTCGCTCATGTTTTGCGCGGTGGCGTCCGTCGCCGGCACCGCCTGCGTCATGCTGTCGGTGAATTTCTTACCGGCCTCGGTGCCGCTCAGCAGATACGCCACGACCGCACCGACGGCCGCAACCAAGGCGCCGAACGGGCTGCGGATCGCCGCCGCGCTTAGCAGTAGCCATGCGGTCTTTGCGATATTGATCGCCGTCGTCAGCAGGCCGAAGACGCCGACCAGCTTGAACAGCATCAGCGACATTGCGATGCCTTTGCCGGTCCAATTCGTCCCGAACATATTGTTTACTGACGTGGCAATAAGATCCAAGCCCTTGGCGAATGCGTTGAATGCAAAACGCAAAACACTGAGCACATCAAGCGCGACATTCTTCATCGCGATCAGATTGCGCAAAAACTCGGTCTGCGCCTGCTTGCCCAGCAATACGTTATTGAGATCCGTAAAGAACCTTTGAATATCCGCAGTAAAGTTGCCGAGCGTGCCTCGCGCCGTGTCGAGTGCTTGCGTGAGGCCCGGAAACACCGCGATAACGGCATCCATCTTGATCGAGTTGATGGTGCCGCGGAACTTGCCCAAGGCGGTTTCGTACCGCTCCATACTGGCCAAGTCTTGTTTGGTCGGAAACCGACCAAACTGATGCATCGCCTGCACGAACTTCGGGATTCCGACTTCGGCGGCGAGCAGCATCGCCTTGGCGAACTTGTTGATGTCGTCTTCGCCAAAGGCGAGCGCGCCGGAGCGGGCCGCCACCGCCGGCTTGATTTCTCTGATTCGCGCCCAGCGCTTGACGTAAATATCTAGCAGCGTGTTGAGCCGGTTTACGCCCTGGACGCTCTTCGTGTTTATTCCCAGAGCGGTAAACGCATTGTCGGCACCAGCCGCAGCCTTGTCCGCATCGGCAACGGCACCGGCGAATTGAATAAACGCGCCGCCGACCTTTTCACCTGCGTTGCCGGTCTGCTCCAGCGCGATCTGGAAGGCGCGCAATGTGTCAATCGGAAACTGCGTGGCGGCCGCGACGTTGCGCAGCTCCTGCATCTGCGAGGTGACATCGACGAGAATATCGACGCCGCGCCGCAACCCTTCGAATGCCGCGATGCCCTTTAGGCCGCCCTTCAATTGCTCGAATGAACGCGCGGTTTTCTCGGTCGCCGCGGCGATCCGCTGCATCGACTGTTCGCCGATCTTGCCAAGGCTGAGAAAGCCCTCGCGGACCTGCTCTTGGCCGACCAGCTCGATAAATTGCGAGATGCCGCCCGACCTGCCGCGCGCCATTATTTATTGCCCTCCAGTGCCATCATGCGCTTGTACAACTCCGGCAGTTCCTGCCGCATCCGCTCGTAGATTTCGTCAAAGTGCAGACGCTGGTGGATCGTGACCGACGAAAGCCCGACAAAGATCGGCACCTTCTGCTTGCGCGTTGCCGCCATGCCGCGCGTCAGCCGCGCCCGTGTGACCTTGCCGGTTGTCCGCCGGCCGCCGCGACCTGCCGCCACGTCGCCCAGCAGCAACGGCGGTTTGCCGGGGCGCTTGACAAACTGCAGCTTGCCGAACATGCGCTCGTAGATCCGCGGCGTCAGACGTTTGCGGCTAACTCGCTGCACGACATGGCTCAGCGGCAGCCACAAATACTTCTTACGGAGCGGTTCGATCGTGCCCCCGCGCTCAAAGATGTTCAGGAACTGCTTACGCCGATAGCCGCGCAAGGATGGCCGCAACGAATAGCCGCCGCGCGGCTTGGCCCGCGCGAAAAACCACTTGGCATTCGATGGCCCGACGACCGAAGCGAGGTCCGCCTGGCCTTGCCGCTGGATTTCCTTTGCGCCTTCGCGGAACGCCTTGGTTGCCGCCCGCGCCATTTGCTGCTGCGCCTCGGTCAGTCCGCGGCGCCAGGCGTTGCGGTCGTACTTGACCTTAACCGCCATTGCGGCTCAGCACCTTGCGCAGCTCTTTCGGGTCGCCCTGCGCCGCGAAGGCGTGCAAGGCCAACTCGCGCTGCTGCTCCAGCTCCATCAGTTTGCCGTCGATAAAGATGACCTGGCTCATGCGGTACGGCGTCCAGCTCATGACCTCATCCAATGAGCCATAGCCGGCACGAGACAGCGCAAGCGCCATCTCGGCTATGTCGTACCCGTCGCCCTGCCAATAGCGCCGGATTCCTCCCCGTCCCCGTCCAGAACCATCTGGACGAAAGGGCGGACAACAGCCCGCGGCAGCGTCAGTTCGGCGATCGCCGCAAGCAGATCGAGCGCCGCCACGCCGGGCAGGCTGCGCGCGTCCGCAAGCTCGCTATCTTTTGGCGCATGCCCGTTCAGCGAGGTGCCGAGCGCGATCATCGTCGCCACGCAATCCGGCGCCTGTGCCGCCAGGGCCGAGCCGTCGAGGCGGTCGAACGAGCCGGTGAGCAGCTTGCCCAGCTCCGGGTAGTCGGCGAGCAGCCGTGCCAGTTCCTCGGCCGTGAGGCCGCGGATTGTGACATCTTCGCCGGCAACCGTGACCGTGCGGTGGAGCTTTTTCGCGATGTCCTTGAGACCGGGCACGCTTATGCCGCCTCCCTCGCGCGCTGCCGGACGGGCGCACGCTGCGCACCGCTTGCCAGGGTCGGCGTCACCTCGTCGGTGATGTCCCAGGTTGCGGTGCCGAACGAGCCGGTCGCATCGATCAACACCTCGGCGGTGATCTCCATCGAGGCCCACTCTTCGCTAATCAGGTTTATGCTGCTGCTCGGCGTGATCGAAACATTCGGCCAATAATACTGCGTCCTCGGGCCTACGTCGTTTTGCCCGACAAATAATAATGCGCCGGTAATTTCGGCCAGGCTGAATATGTCGATCGTGTCCGGGGTGGGCGGTGTCCCGGTCGTAACGTCGCCCATCAGCGCCAGCCCCAGGTTAAACGGATTTGACTCTTCGAGAACAATTCGTACCGTCGCAGATTTCTCGCGGATCACCCGGCGATCTTTCGAACGGACACCGGCCATCGCGCTAAAGTGGTCGAGCATGTCGAGATTAGGTGTCCACTCCACCTCAGGAGCATTACCGAGATGCGTCCAGACCGTGCCGCCGTCGGCACTGAACTTCACGTAGCCCTTGGCGATAAAATAATTGTTGATGTCAGGCGCGGTTGTTGCGAAGGCCATGATTTAACTCCACCGTCCCTGTGATGTCGTTGAGATTGAGCGTGTAGATGAATGTGAAATTCACATCCATGCGCGGCTCTTTCGTTTCCGGCGTGGGTTCGTTGACCGTGCATCCGTCATAGCGAATGCCGCCTGCGGTGCCGGTGAGATCGAGCAGCGTTTGGTCCTGCAAAACCGTGGAGATCAGCCGGCCGCGAAACAGGCTCATCAGCGGGCCGGCGTCGTCGGCAGCGCCGCGCACCAGCAGCCAGATTTGCGGCGTCAGTTGCAGCCGTTGCGCGCCGGAGCGATTGGCCGAAGCTGGCGCGTCGAGGCGTTCCTCGCTGCCATCCTGGACGACCAGCGCCGGGCGGCCCAAAAGCGGCACGTCCAGAACGTTGCGCTTGGCCGAGACGATACCCTGTAGGCTGCCGCAGACCGTTGTCAAACGTGCGAGGATCGCTTCGCGCTTATCCACGGGCCGTGAGATTTACCCGCACGAGAGCGCCGCCGTAGTACAGCGGCGCCACTTGCGTGATGTTCGCCGGGTCGCCATCGACCAGCAGGCGATCATCACGCGAGGGGATGCCGAAGGCGCCCAGCCCACTAGGCGAAACAATGACGACGATCGGCACCACATCGCCCGCTTCGAGATCCTGCGGCCCGCTCGGACGTACTGCCGCCGGGCAGTCGATGCTATCGGTGATTGTCACGGCGCCGGTCGCGGTGTCCACGCTGGTGCGCTGGAGCGTCACGGTCTGCCCGTAGCCGGCGAGGGCCGCGTCCAGGCGGGCGATCAGCGTGTCGGCGTTCACAGGCTGAAGAGTCGGTATGGCTGCAACAAATCGCGCGTGCCCGGCGGTATCGCGCCCGCCGTTGTGCCCGAGCCGTAATCCCCGGCAAATACCTGGGAGAGCACGTCCGGTATCGTCTCGCTGCGCAGTGCCGGATCGCGACCCTCGGCATGGTAGCGCGAGGTCAGCCAATCGAGCGCGGCGGCCTGGATGTCATCGGGAATGGGCTCATAGCCGGCGGTGTAATCCACCGTGATGAGCATACCGGTCCAGCCGTAGGGATCGGCGCCGTCGAGGCGATAGAGCAGCCCGCGGTCGGTGTCGGCCTCATAGTACAGCGGATCGACCGCTACGCCATCTTCGGTGATGGTGGCGAGTGGCGCGCCGGTGATGTCCACCGCAATCGGGTACTGTCGAAGCTGTAATGGCTCGCCAGGGTAGTTGTAGTTGCAGACGTAGCGGAACTGGTCGCGGTAGGACTGCTGGACGAGCACGCGATCGACGTACCGGAATATCCCCTGCGACACGCTCGCGATCTGCGCCGTCAGGCTGGCATCCTGCGTCGTATCGGCCGGGTCGATGCCGAGCGCCGCCTTGGCCTGATCTACCGTGACAAGCGCCATCGATGCCGCCGGTGTCACGGTGCGGCTAATGCGATATTCGGAGATCATCGCAGTTGCGCCAGGACTGCCGCGATCATCTGAGAGAACGGCTGGTAAAAGTCCTGACTGAAGGACCGACCGTCTTCGAACGTCAGCGTCAGCACACCCTCGGAGCTCAGGGTCATTGCTGCCAAGCCCGGGCCAGGTGGTCCGGGCGGGCCGGTAACGGCGTCTCCCCGGTCGCCTTTAGGGCCGGGGGGGCCTGCTTTGCCGCGTGGGCTGAGGAGCTGCCAGCCATCGCCCGGACATGGCCCCGGATCGTCCCGCAAGGCGACAAACGAGCTGCCGCCGAGCGCCACGACCGAAAGCATATCGTAAGTCTCGCCCTCGCCGTAGGTGCCGCGAACGGTAAACGAGCGTCCATCCGTGCCGTCGCGGCCGGGAGGCCCTTCGATGCTCTCGCCGGGATCGCCTTTCGGGCCGGGCGCGCCGTCTTTTACATCGAGCAGACGCGCCGCCATTTTGTCGCAGAACTCGACAGAGGTTCGTGTGTAGCCGATCGTTGCCTGAGCATGGGCCGCCTCCAGAGCGGCGATCTTCGCGTCGAACTCGGCCCGCAATGCGGCCCAGCGCAGATCATTTTCCCGCTCGATCTGACCGACTGCCGCGCCCAACTCCTCGGCGAGCACCTCGTCACGCGACAAGGCTGCGCTCCCTGTAGCGCGCAGAGCGGAACGCGAATCGTTTGCTTGCGGCACCATCGGCGTTCTCCGCCTGGTCGTTGGCCGGCCCTTGCGGCTGCGCCGGTTGCGGATTGGGCGGCTGGAGGTTCGCGCCGTAGGAGAGCGGTACATCCTGCTGCTGCACACGAATCTCGTCGCCGCCCTCTACTGGTGGCAGCTCCTCGGAACTGCGGGCCTCATTTATTGTGAAGACGCGATGTGTGCCGGTTGTCAGTGCTTCGATCCGTTCCTTGAATGCCGATCTCAGCAATACCGATGTATCAAATTCGGTGTACTCGTCCCGGCCACCGCTTAACTTGAAGAGAGCATCAAATCCAAGCTCGATGTGGTTCAATGTGAACCCCAACCCGGTCGATAGCCACGCCTGATTGAGAATCTCGGTAGAGCTATAGGTCGTCTCGCCAAGGCCGAGAACTTGCAGCGGGATGCGGTGCGCGAGCGCGATATTCGCCGCGCTCATCTTGAGCAGTTCAGCAAGCTGCGCATCGACCGCAGAGGTAGACAGCGGAAATGGTTTCATCCCGCCAGTCAGGATCAGCGGCAATCCCTCATTCATCCCGCTCAGCCGTTCGCTGACCTTATTGCGCAAGGCATCGGTTTGCTCGAGGGGGAACTTTTCCTCGGTGCCGAGAATGAACGAGCTGCGCGCTTGATTCTGGAAAAAAATAATCTGTTGCTGCAACGCGACATTGTACATACCGAGGTCCAGGGCCGCCGAGAGGATCGGGCTTTCGCCCTTTAGTGGGTGGCGGGGCGTATGCAGCCGGACGTGCAACACATCGCGCGCCGGCACGGGAGACGATAGGTCGAAACGGCCGTCTACTATTTCATTGCCCGACAGGCTGTAATGGATGCTACCGTCCTCGGCAAGCGCTACCTGGCCGTCGCGCATTAGGTGGAGTTCTGCGATCTCGGCGCGGTTGTTCCTGACGGCATACGCATAAGCGTTGCCGCTTTGGTACAAAGCGCGGGTGAGATTAAGCAAAAAGTCGCTGATACTTTGGTAATCGTTCGGCCGGCGCAACATCCGGCTGAGCGCCGAATTGGTTACGCGCTCGCGACCGCCATTCGCGAGGCCGCGCCAATGATCGCCCGGCAGCATCGCCACGGTCTGCGAATAGGCGCTTTGGCACGCCTCGACCATCGCCGAGCGTTCCCCATAGGGCTGCGGGTTGTAGCCGGACTGCCAGAAATTCAGATACCGGCCCCAGCTCGCGGCAATGACGCCGTCATTGGTCAGCCACGGGCCGGGACGGTATTTCCCCTCGGCCGCCTTGCCTTTCCACAGCATCGGCAGCCGGGAGAACAGGCTCATTTAGCGCGTCGTGTAGCCGGGGCCACGGTCGGCGGGCTTTACGTCGCGCTCTTGACGGCCTTCGCGCGGTCTGCCGCCGGCAAGCGCACGCTCGCGAATCTCGTCGGCCTCCTCTTGTGTCGGCACCGGCGTTTCCGGCGGCTTGCCGAGGTGCTCGGCAATCTGCTTGTCCGCCTCGTCACGCTCGCGCTCGCCCTCGGCGTGCGGCCTGTCCGCCGGACGCGGCACGTTGCGCGTCGCCGCCTGCGTTCGCTCGCGCTCCTGCCGTTGCCGCTCCTCTTGCTGCTGCTCCGGCGTTCGTGTGGTCTCTGCCATGGTGTGCTCCTTTCCTATAGTAAACGGCCTTGCGCTCGCGCGTACTCAATCGGGTCTTTATCGTTCTTATCGAGATTGCATTTCGCGCACGTCCATTGCAGGTTTGTCTTATCATTTAGGCCGCCGCGGGATAGCGGCACGATATGGTCAAGGTGTCGTTTGACCTTTCGCAAATCGGTGCCGCAGTAGACACACTTATAATTCTGCGCAACGAGGAGCGCTCTAATCTCTGCCGCCGTATGTGTACCCGTCGCGTTCTTTTTAATAGCGCGCCGCCTATGGACATACGCAAGCACTGTCTCTGGATGCTTCTCGCGCCACTCCTTCTGATACTGCCGCCTAGCTTCTGCATACGATGCATCTTCACGATACTTGTCTCGAAGGCGCTTATTATAAACGGTCTCTCTGTAGTTCCGGGGCTTCTCCGGGTTTGCTTTCCGCCATCGCTTAGTGGCTTCCCGCCGCGCCTCCCGGTTCCTCTGATAATCCTCTCTTTGTCTTTGGTTGAGGCTTTCCTTATTGATCTCTCTATATGATCTTTCTTGTGCGCGAAGTGCGTCGTAGTTTTCCTGTCTATATAATTTCTTGCGGGCGAGTCGTGCATCGCGCTGTGGCCCAGGCTGCGCCCGCCGGCTCCGCATTCTGGCATTGATAAGATCCCTGTTTGCATCTTGGTATTTATGCAGGCTGGCGCGTATCTTTTCAGGATTTCTGGCTCGATGCTGCCGATCTCGCTCGCGTGCGGCTTCAGGATCGGCGGCTCTGCGAACGGCTGCTCTTTCGCGTTTGCATTCGACGCACGAAAACCCGGAAACCGTTCTTTCAGCAATGTGCCCATGCGGGCATGGCTTACCGGTGAAGTATCGCAATCGTCCCTGTGCAACCGCTTCGTCGCGAGAGACAACATTCGTAAGCTCATAGAACGTTGCCAAATATGACAATAGGTCAGCATGAATCCACGGTCGGGAATCGCTGATCGCGCGACATTCGACACATTGCTTGTTACTGGTAAGACGCTCGACAACGTGGCCCCGATAGCACGGGTCACCAGTAAAGTACCGCTGCAAGCCCTGCGCCACCGCGTCGGCGCGTGATATGATCGGACGGTCCACTTCTCGATCCCCACATGATCGGGTTTTGGATAGAGCCGGCGTTGTGCTTGTAACACTTCGCCGGCTCGCCTTGGACTATAGCACATTATGGGCCGGATGGTGCCCACGATGAGTTATTGGTGTACTGCACCATCCCGTCACGCCGCATCGCCCAGGTAACCGTGAGTAGCATTCTGATTGCGATTTGCGCGGTTTGATACATGCTCTGAACTGGAGCGGCCACTGTCGCAGGTGCCCCAGGTGCCGAGATGTGTAACGGAGAGGTGTCCTCCATATGGAGCGTGGCCTGCTCGGAGGTATCGAACTCAAACCCGCCGAACACCGTCACGAGGTCCGCCGCGTCGAGGACAATCACCGTGCCGGGCGCCACCGTCGTGCTCTCCACGATGGTGAACCTGGCGGTAAACTGTGCCGCCCAGCCAAAGCTGCCATCAGGCCCCGGCGCGAAGCCGAGCTGCATCGACTGCTCCGGGTTCATGATGAGCACCAGCGTGCGGCCGGCATTGGCAGCGTAGAACGGCGCCGTCAAAGCCGAGATGTCCGCCAGCGCCGCGGCGTAGCCCCCGGCTGTACTGGCCGCCGTTGCATTGATGCCGAACAGGATGCCGGCCGGGCGGATCGCGCTGCCGGCTGTGGCATCCAAAAACAGCGTGTCGATCGTAAGGTTAGTATCCTCAGTGATCGCGTCGCGGATGATGCCTTCGATGGACGGGTTCGAGTACCGCGCCATCTCCCGCGAGAAGACGCTGATGCCACCCATCTTGTGCGGGCTCAAGAGGATCGAGGTCAGGCCCAGCCGGCGCACCGGGATGGGACTTGCCTCTCCGACGAACGCGCCGGAAATGCTCGGTGTCGCTGCCCGTGAGGGGATCTTTATGACACCTTGCTCGGGACCGAAATTGAGCTGCGTCCCGGCAGCTGCAACACGGGTGAAGACGGGCGCCGGTGTCAGCGTCGCAAGCCAGGCCGCGGTGCCCTCCTGCACCAGATCGCCCGCCCAGGCCGGCACCGATGTCAACGCACCCGATACCGCCGCGCGTGTCACCCAGCCGGTTGCCTCGGCGTCGGGATAGCGCTCCAGCGGATAGCGCTCGCGCAGCGTGTCCTCGATCGACTTGCGCTGGGCCACCGCGCAAAACTGCGCTGCCGCGGCGCGCCACATGTAGTCGCCCTTGTTGACCTGCGGCGCCGGTGTCCCGAGCGGACGACGTACCGCCGGCAGTTGCGCCGGCTGCTCGACCGCGCGCAGCGCCAGGCTCTTTTCGGTGCGCTGCTTGGAGGCTAGATCCTTTTCGAGGTACTCCACCTCGTCGTTGAGCTGTTGCGCCTGCTCGATGTCGTGATCCGGGTTTTCGACATGCGCATGCAGCGCATCCCTGGCGGCGTTTAGTCTGGTTTGTACGTCTTCGATCTGCTGTGAGATGTTCATCGTCGTTGCCCTGGTACGGGGCTTCCTGTCGGCGTGCTTGCCGGGTGAAATGGAGCGGGTGATTGTCGCGGCGTGCTTGCCGAAAACCAGCTCCATCGTATCGTCGGAGATGTCCAACGATTTCGCGATTGCCAGCGCCGCCGGATTTGCCGGAACGCTAACAATACTTGTTTCAACGAGTTCTTGTGATTTGTACCGTGTGCCGCGCGTGCCCTTGATCGGCTCGGCCTCGATGCCGTGAAAACCGACACTCGCGGCGCGCAGAACACCTTGTTCGACGAGCTTGCGTACCTCGTCGGCAATGCGGCTGGTGCCCGGCTCGGCCGGTTGAAACTCGGCCATCAGCGCGTCCTTCGTGACGCGGACATTGCCCCATGTGCCGATAATCTGATCCGGGCGGTGGTTGAATAGAGCGATCGGGTTGGAACGGAAATTGTCCAACTGCCAGCCCTGCGGCTCCACGATGTCGCCGTACCTGTCTACCGTGGCGTCGCTGAGGACATAGGTAAGCGAGCCATTCGCCTTGCCGGCGGCAGCTTTGCGGATCAAGGTCATAATGTCAGGCCAATAAAAAAGGCCCCGAAAGGGGCCTCGTGTGTGGGTGCTGTTGACTTCGCCTAGCCGGCGGCGTTCACTGCCTCCGGCCAGCCATCCAGGCCGATCGTGCGCCCCGTTCCGAGAACCACAACATCATCCTCGCGCAACGCGAACAACTCGAAATACCGCCGCACCGCAGAGGCGCGCACCGGATCATCACTGACCCGCGCCAGGCACTCCCGGAAGGGCGTTGTCACAACAACAATCGCCTCCGGCTGCAATCTGTCCTGCCACCACTGCCGCCACGTGGCACACGGCTCGCTAACGATGAACCAGGCCCGCGGCCAGGGCGGCTCGGCATTCGACAGCCGTAACAGGTCGTGGTTGCGCCGCTCCAGCGCACGCGCTAACCAGCGATCCTTCTGCGCCTGCGTCGGGTGCGCCGTGGAAGCTCCGGCGTAATCGAGAATGATCTCATCCAGATCGAGCACCAGATCCCCTGGCTGGCTGTACTGGCGGACATAGTGCGTCTTTCCGGCTCCCGGTGCGCCGGTAACGATGACAAGCGGGATGGTCGAGGGCTTCAGATAGGACGGATGGGCGCGTTGCTGACCGGGTGACGATCTCATCTCTGTTCCGTATGGCGTGCCATGTATTCGCCGCACCAATCGGTCGGGCTGGTTCTCGGAAAATCCGCTTGGCTGGCGCATTGGCCGACAAGGTCTAGCGCCTCTTCATCCCGTCGCGAAATCGCCAGGCACAAACCATAAAACTCCGTCAAGGACGGTCTCGGCGCGTGCCGGCGACATTCTTCGGATGGATCATCATAAAACCTGCAATTCTCGCATCGCACGTCGCTCATGCGACCATGCTCAGTACGTCCAACGGGTCGGCGCTCTCCAATGGCGCGACGCCTGCCATCATTGCCAATGCCACCGCGCCATCAATGCGGCCCGCGCTCTTGTGCTTGGCGAGCTTGCGGTTGCCGGCGTGGTCGGTCTCAACAACCGCGTTGCCCATGCACATCGTCAGCACCGGATGCCCGCCATGCGCAAGCCGCTGGTTCAGGATCTCGGCTTCCAGAGCACGCAAGGCTGGCGACATGCTGTAGTAACCCTGGCCGAAATCAACAAAGTGCTCATCAAGCTGCTCCTCGGTGAACCCGGCTTGTAACAACCACGGACGCAGATGCTTCATGCCCCAGCGGTCGAACGCCACCTTGCGGACATCGTACTCGTCGAAGATGCTGCGCAAATACTCGGCAACATATTGATAATCCACGCTCTTGCCCGGCGCCGCCAGCAGATAGCCCTGATCGTGCCAAATGTCATACGGCACGCGATCGGCGCGCGCCTTGGCATGCAACGTGTCGCCTGGCAGCCAGAATGTCGGCTCGATGTGCCAGATGCCATCAATGCACGCACCCAGCACAAGCGCCGTCAAATCGGCCGTACTGGACAAATCCAATCCGGCATAAACCGGATAGCCGGCCAATGATTGCACATCGCCACCACATGCCGCCCAAACGCTGCGGGAAACGAACGGTGTGCTCGCCTCGACCCGCTGGTTCAGATACAGCCAACGAAACGTGCTCTCGGCTGTCGGCATGCGCGTGGCGCGCTCTGCCGCCTCCTCCACGTCCTGCAGAGAGCGGAAAATGCCTAAGGCCGGGTTAGCCGCTTTCCACGCCTCCCGGTCCATCAGATCGCACTCCTCCGGCGCGGCATGGACGTGAGAGACAATGTGCGGGTCTTCGGAGATGCGCGCATCGTCCAGCCAGCGTGAAAACAGGTCGTTCGGCGACGGCGCCTGCGTCGATATGGCAATCAAGAGGCTCTTGCCGGCATAGGCCCCTTGGCTGGTCTCGATCGCCTCGATAAAGGCGTCATAGGGACCGCGAACCTGCCCCACTTCGTCCAAGATTGCCACAATTGGCGAGCCGCCATGTGCGCCCTTGGCCTCCGCCGCGATCGCCTGGTACTCGACGTTCATCGGCAATCCCACCAGCGTCTTCTGACTCGGCACCGGCTTGATGATGCCCCTCAATTCCGGGCCGAGCTGCACCATCTTGGCGGCGTAGTTGTAGACCTCAGCCGCCTGCTTGCGGCTCCTGGCCCCGGAGATGATGCGCGAGTTTTGGTATGCCTCCGGGCCGACAAGATGCGCCAGCAACAACATCGCTATCGTGCTGGTTTTTGAGTTCTTTCTTGCCATGCTGAGATAGGCCCGGCTCGTCCCCGCCGGGTTGTCGTACACGTCCAGGATGAAACGCTTCTGAAAGTCCAGCAGCTTGACCGGCTGGCCGAGCAGCACACCCTCGGGCACGCGGCAATAGGTCTGAATAAATTGAACTACCTTCTCACCGCGGGTCATCTCTGCGGCCATCAGTGCGGATGCGCAATCAATCCATCATCGACCCGTGCCGATTGCAAGACGCCGGCCTCGATCGCCTTGGCCCCATCCCTTCGCTTCGCTATTGCCTCGTGCTTACCCTCCGCAGCGAAGGCATGCAGCGACAGTGTACGGCGTAGCTGCACCACAGCCATAGTCTGCATCTGCACCACCTGCTTGCGCGGGTTGAGGGTCGGTACACCATGATGGCCGGACACGACGCCGCCCTCGATGCGCAACATCGCCTGCTCTCTCGTCAAGTCCGCCATCGCCCGAGCCAATAAAGCGGCAACCTCAATCTTGTGCGTCGTCCATTCTGCTTTGGGACATTCATTGATGATTGCATTAAACAACGGAATATCTTCAAGCTCCAGCGGTACAGTAGGTGGTGGATGTATTACCTTTGTTGCGGCAGCAACAATTCGTTGTGTTTCAGTTAGTGTGTTGATGGGATTGCGTTTGGACTTCATGATATTGAGTTGTGTTGTTGCTGTGGTGTAAGGGCGACGCTACTACAAGGTGAGACAGCACAAGTACAAACCCCACCAGGGGGGGGGGGGAGGTACAAACACAAACCCGCCAGGAGTATGCC